GGAACCCTGGAAAGTCCCTCCCGTAAAGGCAGCTCCCGTGAATCCCGTGGAGGCGGTGATTGTTGTCCCACTTAGTGTGGAACCCTGGAAAGTCCCTCCTGTAAAGGCGGTTCCTGTGAATCCCGTGGAGGCGGTGATTGTTGTCCCACTTAGTGTGGAACCCTGGAAAGTCCCTCCCGTAAAGGCGGTTCCTGTGAATCCCGTGGAGGCGGTGATGGTTGTCCCACTTAGTGTGGAACCCTGGAAAGTCCCTCCCGTAAAGGCAGCTCCCGTGAATCCCGTGGAGGCGGTGATTGTTGTCCCACTTAGTGTGGAACCCTGGAAAGTCCCTCCCGTAAAGGCAGCTCCTGTGAATCCCGTACTTGCCGCAATTGTCGTACCGGTGATGGTTGTTCCCTGGAAAGTCCCTCCTGTGAAGGCGGCTCCCGTAAAGGCAAGCGAAGCAATTGACGTGGCTCCGTGAAATGTGCTCCCCGTAAAGTTGGTCCCGCTGATAGAGGTGGCTGTGATCGTGGTTCCTGATAAAGATGTAGCAACCACTGAATCGAACAAAGAACCTTGCAGAACCGTCAGCGCGTACCCCGGACTGCTCGTTGTGTGAATAGCCACATTCCCGTTTCCGTCGATAACCATAGCAATATTACCACTATGCAAGAACTCAGCGACATTACCTGCATCCTGGCTCACGTAAAGTGCTGTCGCTGTTCCATGATTAATCACTGAAAGTGCGTTAGCTGAAAGTGAGTTAGATTGATTCACTGTCGATACTGTGAAATTTCCAGTAACTGACAAATTTGCTACTGTAAGATTTGCAAGTGACGTATTTCCATAATTTATAAGGGTTCCATAATGAATAGAACTTCCCCTAACATTCAGGTCACTCAGGGACGTCGTCCCATATACATTGAGATCAGCAGTGACGTTGCTGTACCCCATCTGTTAATTACTGAGAAATAAACTGGTCGCGTACGCGTTTAATTCCATCACTGAACGCAGCCTTTACACCTGATAAACACTGGTACCCATTCAGGGTCGCGAGGAGACCCTGGGAAATATCATATGCATTTTGCTCCTCCTGAATAATCACAGCCCATATGATCATCTGTTGTTCTTGAGTCAGGGAGTCCCATGATTTTTCAGCCTGTACCCATAGCTCTTCGGCACTCAATTTTAAACTAAAATTAGTCTGGACCCAAGCACACATGTGTTTGTAGGCGGCTCTCGAGAGGGGAGGCTTCGCCTCCCCGTCGGGACCTAAAGTCCCTCTTCCTCGCTCAAAAACATGTATAATTTCCTCTTTGCATAAAATGTGCAACTCATTTTCAATAGTCTCAAGGTAATTCATACTAATTTTAGTTTAAAATTAAAAAATAGTAGAAAGACGCGTCTAAAAAGGCGTGATTGTTAAATATGTACCTCCAGTTGAAGTTGTAGTAGCTTTGATAGTACCGCTTGCAATCATAAATAAATCGAGATAATAGTATTTTGATACATCTGAAATATAAAAAGGAATTTCTATGAGTTCCGTGGGGTTTTGGGTAATCTGGGTCGTGTAGCGGTACATGTACCCCTGGTCCGTTCCGTGAATGTCCGCTACGTTCGAGCCAAGTGCGAGACCAGTTATATTGTCCGAACCTGCAAAGACTGCTCCAATTTTATAAACTCCATTAACTACGAATTGAAAGTTGCCATTTGTGGAGACTCTGATGAGTGTGCTTGTGCCGCTGATTGTAAAGCCGTTGCTGGCTCCGACACTCAAGGGGTAAGTTGTGCCGTACACTGCGCCCGTGTATGGGGTCTGGGTCGCAATGTCACCGGGCAAACTGAAATAGTACCCACCACCTGCACCGAGGGGCGCGCCTATGCTCGAGAATACGTTGCCGGAAACGATGATGTTGCCTGTGAGGTAGGTGTTTCCACTCGAGTTTGCAGGAACTATATTCGATGAGACCGATAGGTTTGTTACGTTGGCAGTCGTTGAGACATTTAGGAAACTCACGTTTGCTGTAATGATGTTCGCACTCAGAATGTTGGCGAGTGTGGTGACTGAAAGCTGGGTAATGTTCGCCCCGGTAAAGACGTTGAGCGATCCCACGTTTCCTGAAGTGATGTTCGCTGAGGCGGTGTTCAGGGTCACTACGTTCGCACTGAAAATGTTCGAAAGTCCCGAAACTGTGAGTTGGGTCACGTTCGCTCCCGTGAAGACATTGAGTGACCCCACGTTTCCTGAAGTGACATTTGCCGAGGCGGTATTCAGGGACACTGCGTTGGCGCTGAAAAGGTTAGAAAGTCCCGAAACTGCGAGTTGGGTCACGTTCGCTCCCGTGAACACGTTGAGTGACCCCACGTTTCCTGATGTGATGTTCGCTGAGGCGGTGTTCAGTGACACTGCGTTGGCACTGAAAAGGTTCGAAAGTCCCGAAACTGTGAGTTGGGTCACGTTCGCTCCCGTGAAGACGTTGAGTGATCCCACGTTTCCTGAAGTGACATTAGCCGACTCGGTGTTCAGGGTCACTACGTTCGCGCTGAAAAGGTTCGAAAGTCCCGAAACTGTGAGTTGAGTGACATTCGCTCCCGTAAACACGTTGAGTGACCCCACGTTTCCTGATGTGACATTTGCCGAGGCGGTATTCAGGGTCACTGCGTTGGCACTGAAAAGGTTTGAAAGTCCCGAAACTGTGAGTTGGGTCACGTTCGCTCCTGTGAAGACATTGAGTGACCCCACGTTTCCTGATGTGATGTTTGCCGAGGCGGTATTCAGGGTCACTGCGTTGGCACTGAAAAGGTTCGAAAGTCCCGAAACTGTGAGTTGGGTCACGTTCGCTCCCGTAAACACGTTGAGTGACTCCACGTTTCCTGAAGTGATGTTCGCTGAGGCGGTATTCAGGGTCACTGCGTTGGCACTGAAAAGGTTTGAAAGTCCCGAAACTGTGAGTTGAGTGACATTCGCTCCCGTGAATACGTTGAGTGATCCCACGTTTCCTGAAATGATATTCGCTGAGGCGGTGTTCAGGGTTACTGCGTTGGCACTGAAAAGGTTAGAAAGTCCCGAAACTGTGATTTGAGTCACGTTCGCTCCCGTGAATACGTTGAGTGATCCCACGTTTCCTGAAGTGACATTAGCTGAGGCGGTATTCAGTGTCTGTAAATTGCCTGATAACCCCTGAAAGGTTCCTCCTGAGAAAGCAGCTCCCGTGAATCCCGTGGAGGCTGTGATGGTCGTTCCCTGGAAGGTTCCTCCCGTAAAGGCGGTTCCTGTGAATCCCGTGGAGGCTGTGATGGTCGTTCCCCTGAAAGTCCCTCCTGTGAAGGCGGCTCCCGTGAATCCCGTGGAGGCGGTGATGGTTGTACCACTTAGTGTGGAACCCTGGAAAGTCCCTCCCGTAAAGGCGGTTCCTGTGAATCCCGTGGAGGCGGTGATTGTTGTCCCACTTAGTGTGGAACCCTGGAAAGTCCCTCCCGTGAAGGCGCCTCCGCTAAATCCAGTTGCCGACATCGAACCACCGAGAGTAATTCCTGAAAAATACGCCTGATCTGCGTAAATATTAGTGGTTGTAACTGTGTTTGAGATATATGCATTTCCAAGAACATATAAAGTTGTTGTGAGGCTTGGAGTTGTTGTAATTGTTGGACCCATGTAGACTGGTGCCAGAAGTGACTGCCCCGACGTAGAATACATTTGGAAACGCGTCGTTCCATAATTCACTATCAAAGAATTGGCAAGACTTTGATTTGCAAGAATCATATTTTCACTTGCATCCTTGGTGAGACTCACGCCATTTCCAGCACCTATCGAAGTATCTGAAAGGTTAATTGCGACAGAAGTTGCGCCGGTTGCCCCAATCTCGAGTTGACTTGTTGGAGTTGTCATGTTGAGACCTATCCGACCGGTATTGGTCATCAGGAGAGACCCTGAATCACTCACAAAATTTACTGGATTTTTACCGGTCAGGGCTGTTACACTTAAAGAGTTTGCCGAGACGTTACCCGTTGTTACCGAGTTACTCACCGCCAGATTACTCAAGAGACCTACACTTGTGATATTGGGTTGAGCTGCATTTACAACTGAATCTGCTAAAGGAACAGCGCCGACTATACTGGAAGAATTGATATTGGAAAGACCAGATGCATTTCCAGAAAAGAGCCCTGCGGTGAGTATCCCAGATACTGAAAGGCTTGTTAGGGTTCCCACACTGGTGATGTTCACCTGAGCAGGATTGGTAACCACACCAGCTGTAGCGACAGTTCCCGTCACATTTGCAGCGCGAAGATTCGCAATTCCCGATCCGTCAGAGGTTATTAAAAGTCCTTGGACATTCAGACCAGTAAGCGTTCCCACGCTGGTGATGTTGGGCTGAGCATCTCCTGAGACTACAAGAGCCACGTTCGCCCGTGCTACGTTACCCACCAGGTTGGATGAATTTATGTTTGAAATTCCTGAACCGTTGGAGACTATGACTAAACCCTGGACGTTTAGGTTAGAGAGGATTCCCACACTGGTGATGTTGGGCTGGGCGTTCTGGGTAACCACCTGAGCCGCATAAACAGTCCCAAAAATATTTGATGAATTTATGTTTGAAATTCCAGACCCATTTGAGATGGTTGCCAGACCCTGGACGTTGAGGTTTGAGAGAACCCCCACGGAGGTTATGTTGGGTTGACCGGCAACCGTGACTGACGCCGCAGTTCTCACGGTCCCATTTATGTTTTGAGAGTTTAGGTTTGTGATAGCGTACCCGTCGCCCGAAATTTCTCCTGAAACATCCAGTTTGACGAGAGTTCCCAGACTTGTGATGTTGGACTGGGTATTCCCTGAAACTGTCAGTGCAACGGTCGAGTTTGCCACGTTTCCAGTCACGTTCGACCCGTTAATGTTTGAAATTCCTGAACCGTTGGAGACTATCAGAAGTCCCTGAATATTGAGACCTGTGAGGGTTCCCACACTGGTGATGTTGGATTGAGAAGCCTGTGAAACCACCAGAGCAACGTTCGCCCTTGCTACGTTTCCAGACACGTTCGACCCGTTAATGTTTGAAATTCCTGAACCGTTGGAGACTATCAGAAGTCCCTGAACATTGAGACCTGTGAGGGTTCCCACACTGGTGATGTTGGGCTGGGAAGCTCCCGAGACGACCAGAGCAACGGTCGAGTTTGCCACGTTTCCAGTCACGTTCGACCCGTTAATGTTTGAAATTCCTGAACCGTTGGAGACTATCAAACGTCCCTGAATATTCAGACCGGTGAGAGTTCCCACGCTGGTGATGTTAGGCTGAGAAGCCTGTGAAACCACCAGGGCAACGGTTGAGTTTGCCACGTTTCCGCTAAGACTTGATCCACTGATATTGGAAAGTCCGGAAGCGTTTCCAAAAATATTTGAAGCATAAACAGAGTTCATATTTGAAGTTCCATAGACGTTCAGGGTATTTAGACCAAAAATAGTGACTGTGTTGGCAAAGAGGTTATTAACATTCATGGTTGTGACATTTGCCGTCCCAACCACGAAAAGGTTCGAGCCTGTTGGGGGGTCATTCAAGGTTCCGATAGAGACTCCGTTCGCCGTGGCAATGTTAAAGAGACTGGTGGGTATCCACTGGGTCTGAACATTGACGGCGTTTGTAACAGTTCCATACTGATCAATTATAAGTTGAGGAACGTTTGACGCACCACCATATATACCAGCAACAACTCCCGTTATTGGAAGAACTGTATTACTCAATGTTCCTATGTTTATACTAGATGCATTAATATTGAAAATATTTGATCCATCTCCTGAAAAATAAAGAGCATTTGCATAAGTGAAATTTGCAAGTAAATTGCTTGAGAGAGTAATAGCTTCTACTGTGTTTACATAGAGAATGTTTCCAAAAACAGCTCCACCATTACTTCCTGATACATTTCCAGTATACACAGTAACTGTGACTGGGGAAGCGACAGTTACGGTAGATCCTCCTCCACCTCCACTGCATCCATTCGTGATGCTGTCTCCACCCATGGTTATCTAGCTTTTACCGAGATTATTATGAGTAAACCTAAAAGAGCAGCACCGGCTATCAAAATTATTTGCATCTTTTGGTCGTTCCCTGAGTCCCACGGGACTGGCTGGGGGAGACTGAGTGGTCTACTAGGGTCCTCATCTGGTACATGGACAGTTTTGAAACGTAGGATGAACATGTTCCTCCCAAGATCAATAGGTGGACTGAAATTATTATCAACAAAAACGTTCCCGTTGTTTGGCTGGCGCCATGTGATTGTCAGACGGTCCAGTTTGTCGATGCGTGAAGGAAAATCTTGGAGGATTCGGTAATTTGCGTTGTAAAATTCACCATTATTCACCACATTTGACGATGAGTAAATGTTTCCGAATGCATTGGTAGACGTCTTCACTGGAATTGTGGCAAATGAGCCATAAAAAGCGTTGGCAGTCGGGACGGTTTTCACGAGCGCATCGGCGATGAGATTTCTTGGGGTCCTGAGTTCTGTTATATCCAAAGTCAGATACTGCGAACTGTACACGTTCGGCAACATTGCCGAAAGAACCTCAACCTTGATGATATTCTGGATGGGGGTCGTCAGGTACAGAGTATATGAATTTGAATTTGGAAAAAGGGTTTGATTCCTGTTATCGGAATCGACATAGACTGTGTAGTCCATTTAATACTTGATTAGTATTTATTTACATGATTGGTAAACCCACACGATCAGGGTACAGGCACACGTTGGGCTTGGAGCAGGTAATCCGGAGAGTCATGTAGGTCGGACCACCGACAAAGTCATTCAGGTTCCCGATCGCCGTGTAGATGTTGACGGTGAATTTCTCAATTTGACGAATTGGCTCTATAAACGGAGTCTCGGCTGGGAAAAAGTCATTTATCGTAAATATCGTTCGGTGACTCGTTATGGAACCTTCTTGGGTTGGAATAAACAAGACGGAGGTTGCGAGCTGTCCCACGTTATTTGCTGTGATCAGAGATGCTGCACCTTCCGTCGATATATTTCCTGCAACCTGAAGTCCGTATTGAATATTTGTTCTGTCATTAAACTTGGACTTGAGTTCCTCAATATTCAGATAATATCCGCCTGATGAAGTCACGGGAGTGTTGGCATTCCCATGGAATGAAAGTGACAGGATCTCAGCTTTGATGACGTTTCGCAAAGGGATGTTCATGTAGCCGACGAAGCTCGCATTTGAGCTGGCACCGACTGAATCAACACGGATCGTGTACACCTCAGTGTCGCACATATTACTTTAATCTTCTATTTTTTTAGAGTCTACTTCTCCAGCAGGGAACCGCCGACGCCGCCGGCAATGGTATAGTCGCGCATCTGGTCACGGACCATGGAGGAGCCGCCGCACAGACCACCTGGGGTCAGACCCACGGTGTAATAGTCAGAAGACTCCGAGGGACCTGGCACACAGTCTACACGATCCTTCAGGGAGAAGATGTCACCGTTCGTCTGGCGAGCGGCTGGACCGGCATTCACCAGCAGGGGGGAGGGCTCGTAGCCGCTCTTGCTCCCCTGGACAACCAGAACCAGGATAGCCACGAGCAGACCAACGATGATGGCGTGGATGAGCATTTTTCCAAACTTGATCTTCATTTGTATTTTATGAATATTATTTTCGGGCGCGTTAAAGGCATCTGACATCATTTCTCTAAAAGTATTAGGATGGCTGATGTATCTTTTGAAACTAACGGGGGACAAACTATGAATTTAAATGATGAGGAGACTGCTCTGCTGGATGAAATTTCTATTCAGCCTGCTGAGAGGAGAATTCCTCTTAAAGCCAGACCTTCACGCCCAAGCCCTTTTGCAAAGCGTGCAGCTGGAGTAAATCAAGGTATTTCCCAAGACGAGGGGCTGGATATGTTCATGAATCCTGGTAAGCGTACGGCGCCTGCAGCTCCAATTGTTGAGGAGTATGATGGCGGCGAGGAGGAGTACGAGGATGATCAGCAGCAGGAGGGGGGTGGCAGTTATGGACCACAGGTTCCTTCTGAGGGATACAAGACGATCGAGGACGAGAAGGCTGACCTGCTGAACAAGATTTCCAGACTTTCCAAGAAGGGGGTTGCAACCAGTGCCCGTCTGACTATTTATTCAGACATTGATGAGATTCGCACAGAGTACAAGCGGATGACGTACGGCATCGAGGTTGATCGCTCGGTCAAGTTTCAGCGTCGCATGCTGGTGGCTTGCGTGACGGGTCTGGAGTTTCTGAATGACAAATTTGACCCATTCGACCTGGAGCTGAACGGTTGGTCTCAGAATATGATGGAGAATGTTGATGATTATGACGGAGTATTCGAGGACCTTTACAACAAATACAAGACCAAGGTGAATGTCGCACCAGAGGTGAAGCTCATGCTGATGGTTGGAGGATCAGCAATGATGTTCCACCTGACCAACTCGATGTTCAAGGCGGCTGTGCCGAACGTTTCTCAAGTTGTGAGGCAAAACCCAGACCTGATGCGCAACATGGTTGATGCGGTTCAGCGTAGCCAGCCACAGCAGCAGTCCGGCTTTGGTTCCCCTGTGAATGACGGTGGGCGTCGTGACATGAAGGGACCGGGTATGGATTTCGGCTCTTTGATGAGCATGATGGGTCCTCCCCCAGCTATGATGACGCGTCCAGGAAATCACGGAGGTGACGACGAGTCCGTCTCCGACATTGTGTCTATCGACGCAGGCGGCGACCCCGATACTCGCGAGGTTAACCTCAGCACAGACAAGAGGAAGCGTGGACCCAAGGCGAAGAAGAAGGAGGTTTCTATCTAAATAAATTATTTGTATTAAGTAATGGGATTGGCTTACGCGCCAATTAATGATGAGTTGTCACACAGACCACCAGTCTATAAACGGGAAATCCCGTCCATTCAAAAACCAGTTATGGATAACACGGAGTGTAATTACATCGTCATGTTTTTCGTAGCTGGGGTATTTTTAATGGGTTTTGTTGATTCAATTCGCAAGTAGGAGGGGACCTACAAGAACAAGCATTTCCCAGTTTTAACAATTGGCTTTTCTTCACCGACTATTTCAAATCCACCTTCCCTATAAATCTTGAGTCGCTTGTTGTACATGCTAAAAAATACAGACCATTGGTCAGCAATATCAAAAATCAAAGGATCGTTCAATTTTCCTTTGGTTTCTCTCATAATTCGTCCTATAGATTGTTTAATATCAGACCGTGGGGTTGCTAAGATGACCGTGTCGAGCACAGGAATGTCCAGTCCCTCGTGAGCAAGCTGAAACGTTGCAATGACCACTTGCTTTTTAGCAGATTCATTCAATTCAGACTCTTTCATGCCTCCGATGTACAAGCCAGCCTTAGAGCCAATTTTGTTGAGTAAATCAAAGCAATGTTCACGCCGATCAGACAGTACAAGTACGCGCCTATTCTCGTTCAGCGCTTCGTGAACCGTGTTGACGATGAGAACGTTCCGATTATCGAGTTCAGTCAGGAGGGTAGTCATGCCAGCCATGTTAATCTTCCCAAAGCGCGTTACGGGTGGAGCCTCCTTGAAGGCATCACACGCATATTTCAGTGTCCGAACCTTCGTCGTCCCCTGATTGACCCGCTCAACACGGAAGAACTCGGCACCGAGGAACCAGTACAGGAGTCGTGTAAGTCCATCCTTCCGTTCTGGTGTGGCTGTGAGACCGAGCGTAAACCGTGGACAAATTTTAAACATAAATTGAGAAAAAGCTGGAGCGCCGATATGGTGCGCCTCATCTACAATGAGAAGACCGACTGAATCAAAAACTTTAGGTTCAAATTCCCTCATGCACATGGTTTGAATCAAAGCAATGACGAAATCCTTTTCAATATCGAACGTGTCGCCCTGAACTCGCCCGATGGTAGCCGCTGGACAAAACTCCTTGATTTTATCGACCCACTGATTTGCCAAAAACTCCTTGTGAACCACAATCATGGTTCTGACTTTTAGTTGTGCCGAAAGAGCCAAGGCGACTGTAGTCTTGCCATAGCCGCACGGTAGCGAGAGGACACCCCCGCCTTTTTCACGAAAGGCTTGAACTCCTGCATCGAGAGCTTCTGGTTGACGTGTCGCCTCTCGTAATTTTCCAACAAAATTGATGCCGTGAGCAACAGAAGGATCTTTTCTGGAATCTGTGGTGGGCACCCCGAACCGCTCGCAGCCATAATACCTCGGGACAAGAATTGACCCATCTTTACCGACCCTAAAGACTTTGAAGGAGGGGGATTGAATCCCCAATGCATTCTCTATAGGTCTTACAGTGAGTTCCTTTTTAATATCAGATGAATTTTGAACTAAAATTGAAAATCCCTGACGAGTGATAGCACTGAACATTTTCTTACTCAATATAAGATGTCAACCTTTAACCCTTCAAACGGGTGTATTCTTTCTTCGAGTCAGGGTACTGTCTGTCCATTGGATCCAAATTATTCTAATGTTCTGGGTGAAGCTGAGAAGTCTGGATATATTAAGTCAGTTGGGAGTATAATGATCAGAGGTAGATTAAATAGTCCCATAACTGCAGTAACTTCGAATGTACCTGCAATTCAAAATTGGAGTTTTCCATATATGAACGCAAGTGCAACTGTGTATACTGATGCAAATGGAAACTCCAGTTTTGCATTTAAAAATGATCCTCAAGGAATTATTAAGCTTGTTCCTGGGGGTTCACAAGCAATTCCTATCGAGGAAGCTGTGAACGAAACAAGTTCCACCACTCAACAAAGTTCATCAGGAGGTATTTTAGGTTTTATTTGCTGGTGCCTTTCATGCATGTCAAGCATAGGTTTCGTATGTTTGATAGGATTTATAGTGTATATGGCACTTAAAAAACAACCTTAAATTTCTTTTATGGAAAAAAGCACTTGGTGTTGAACACCCTCCCAAGTTTTAATATCTATGTGAACTTCGACATTCAGCCCCACCCCCATCTCTTGAACCGTCTTGTCCCCAAGAACTTTACACATGATTCGCCCGTATCTAAATGGAACCTTGACTCGACCGAGTCCCTCAAGTTCCATGTATTTGCGCCCCTCCCAGTCGTACATGGCTCTTTGGATTTTCGTTTGCATTTTATATTAAACTAAAAATCTTTTTATATTATAGAATGCCGACTCAACAATGTCGCTACGAATATAATTACGACTATGAGCAGGATGTACAGGTATGCGAGGATGTTTATACACAAGAAGAAATCGATGCTTCGAATGCCCTCGCAGCTCAGCAGGCAGCATCTGTTGCGCCGCCGCCCGCCGCATCAGATGCCATTTGTGCTGCTCAGGGAAAAAATTACGTGTATTACCCTGCTGAGGGTATGTATGACGATGGAAGATACGAGGAAACTAGGGCAGCTTATGGTGAGTGTGTTGATCGACCTGGACGCAGTTGTGAGGATGATGGAAAAGTTACAGTATATCAGTACGGTGACTCATATGTAGATAGTTACGATCAGACCATCGAAGGCGGTATTATAGGGTCTTACTGTGAATGTCCTACGTACGGGTGCATCGGTGAAAATCAGCCTTTACCGTCACCGGCAAGCGGCTGTGCAGCTCCAGTGTGTTGCGAAGGCTTGACAAATCAGGGTGGTACATGCAAACCACCCGCAGGAACCATAACCGGGACTTATACAACCACATATATGGCATCGGGACCTGGAGTTTCATTTACTGTCAAAGAGACGTGCAATCAAAAGAGTACATGCGATGATGGGTACCAAGATGTCGGTACATATAATTCAGTATGCTATGAGCGAAAACAAACAATTAGCAAACCCCGAATTAGCGCTGCCGGGAAGGTTTGTGCCGAGCCAAACCCCGCAAGTAAATGTCCAACAAATATCGGACGTGTTGCAAGTGGAAAATATACGTCTGCAACCGGAGGAGCAGCTCAAGGTATTGACAATGTGAGCGGTGTTCGTCTCCAGTGCACTTATTCAACCGTCACAAATCCTTTTGATCAACAAGCTACAAGTGCATTCACTGGACCCGGTGCATCTGATTTGGCAACCATAAAAGATGCATGGTGCTCCCCAAAGACTTATGCAGATATGGCAAACGGTCCATGTGTAGGATTTTATACATCCAGAGGAGATTATGACCTTCAACAAGTTATTAGAATTCAAAGTGAAAATCCAACCGGAGGCTGGGTAAATAACAGTCAATATCTGGCGATTGTTCAACAAGTCGCTACGGGTGGAACTACAAATGTGGCTAAACAATCTGCTCAAGGTATGATTGCGGCTTACTGTATGACACAAAATCCAAGTGGGTGGGCGGACAATACTACGATCCGGGCTATTATAAACAGTTGGGCTCTCCAGAATGCGGCAAACATAGGAAATGATTGTCAATTGCTTGCTACGGGAATTGTTAGTCAATTTTGTAGAACAAACCCTACATCTTCATCTTCCCACTGTGATTGCTATAATGCTACACAATTCGGTACAAATATATTCACCGCGTGTCAAGGAAACACAACGGGTGCATGCACAGATATTAACAACCTTGCTAAATCTTTTGCAGTGGCACCTCCCTTATTTGCACCCCAAATTGCTACACTAAAATCATACATCACCCCTAACTGTGCGGTCGGGGCGTGTGTGAGCGCAGCGACAAGTGCTACGTCAACATATCTTCCACCAAGCCCACTCACTCAACTTAGATGCGATTCATCCATATCTCTGTGCCTTCAGAGCGTCAAAGTGGGTGGAAGCGTTGCACCCGGCGCAACTATTAACCAAAATTGCTCAACGACCATCGGAATCGGTGGAACGGTTCCGTCAGCAAATGCTCCATCAACAAACCAAGGTTTCCAGAATGCACAGGCTGTTCAGGCAAACGCAAATGCACCTGGAGGAGGGACCCTTGCTGTAGTGTCATCCCCCGGAGCGTCGAGTACTCAAGTAGCTACTACTGGAACTCCTGGGGGAGGTCTTCAGCAGACTGTTACGAGTAACACACCTGTGGGAATAGGGTCATCTGGCGGACCCGTGTCTTACACTTCACCCGCGCCTGCGACCGCGCCCACACCTGCGTCTGTGTCTGTGCCAATAGATGATACGCAAAGGAGATACGTATTAGCTGCTGGCGGTGGTCTTTTGGGACTTTTGTGCAGTTGTTTATTTATCGTATTTTGTTTTATAATTGGAATAATGATTTTTGGAGGGGGTAACAAACCGGCGGCTCCGCGCGTCGTCCCATTGACTGCTTACGGGCTTTAACTGGAAGCTGATTTGGGTCCGAACATCATGTAAGCGAGAAAAGCTGCACCTCCAAAACACATGAGTACACAAATCAAGCAAATGACGGCTCCAACGGCTCCGAAAGATGAAAACATATCTGTAAGGCTTGCAATAGGGTTGAGACTCTTGGACTCAGCGTCTTGATCGACTGTGGTACTGGTTGTTGTTTCGCTATCCATACCTCCAAGTTGCTCGGCAATTTGAGTAACAATATTGGTCGCAAGTACATTTGCGCAGAAATTCTGATCTATACGGATAGGACCGTAACAGCTTCCTTTAATCTTTACAAGACCATTCTGCTGACCCATAACCTCTGATGTCATGGATGAGTAAGTCTCGTCCGTGAGGTTCTGGTTTACAATATTCTGAATATTTTGGGTCACGCTCGTGTCTGTAGCTGTCGATGATGATCCACCCATAGTCGTCGCAGTTGCTGTTGCAGACTGATTTGCGGCATTTGTGAGATCATTTGTTATATGGCTGCGAAGATCAGAAACTGTAGATCTGCTAAGATTTACACCCACCTGAGAAGAGATGTCAATTACTTGAGAGAGATTGATACTACACCCAGGTTTCATATCACCGCCGATATCTACCTCAGCTGACTGGAAAGCTAGGACCGAGGAACTCGCGCTTGTACTATTTCTCGTAATAAAGTTCGAGGTCGATGATACTAAAGAATTAAAAGTCGTGTTAAAACTTGTTGTTGCTGCTGCACTCTGGTCGCATGGCCACAACACGTCGCACATTATTAATATATAAACAGTAAAAAATTACTGGCAACAATAGTGCTTTTCACACCCGGCACCAGCACTCACGGCATTTGGGTACTTCGAAGCCGTCTGTTGACAAGTCAGATTATCTGGAAACATCATTGCAACAGTTGTTTTAGGGCGGACAAAACATGTACGCCCCTCTGGTACTGGGGTGGGAGTGCAAGATCCTGGGGACAGCTCATCAGCAAAGCTCTGACGCTTGAAAAGAAATACGGTAAATAGCACGAGAACGAGAGCCGCGATTATAAAGTCCTCCATTTATATCTTGTAAGATTATAAAATGAACAACCTCATCATTTACGGTCTCATTGCTCTCGTCGTTATCCTCATGCTTTACAAGGGCAGAAGTTACTTTACCCCAGGTCAGTCCCCAGCACCAGCACCAGCTGCTGGCGCCCCAGCACCCCAGTGGAAGGCGACCACGATCATCAAGCAGGGTGACAATTGCCCAGATTCATCCTGGACCAAGATTGGTGAGGTTATGTGTGCTAAATAGAGACTTTAAACGTGGTTTCAGTACAAATGAAGATTCTCTTCTGCCTCCCCGGTCATACGTATTCCCGTGATTTTCTCCTGGCATGGACTGATTTGATGATGCAAGTGAGTGCCAAGGAACACCAGATTATGGTTGCTCAAAACGTGGATCGTCGGATGTGCGTAGCAGGCGCACCTGAGAAGGGTCCTTTTCACGGTCAAGATTATGATGCCGTTATGTGGATTGGTCAGGATGTAATTTTCAATAGTGATAATTTTTTCAAAATTCTGGAGAGTCCGCACAACATAACGGCAGGTATCTACATGACTGAGACGCTTCAGAACTTTGATGTGATTCTCAAATTTTCTCCAGATTTTCCTATGGGCAAGTACCTGCGACCTGATGACATCGTTGGAGGCTCCCAGTACCTGCAAGTTGAATATACTGGAATGAACTGGATGCTGGTTCGCAAGGGTGTTTTCGAGAAGATTCCTTACCCTTACATCTGGTCTACTCAGATGGACAGTGAGGAGGTGAATTTTTGCAAGATGGTCGGTGAGCCTATTTACATCGACACATCAATTCGCATCGGTAATCAGAAGCGAATGATTTTGTAAAGTCCAAAGGACTTTTCAAAGCCCAAACTCGGTCACGAGTTCATCCAAGTCGCGGTAGTACCGAGCGAGATCCTTTTTAAAGCGTGCATCCTGCTTTGCACCCGTCTTCACCAAATATGCTAAATTTGCCTTGCTGTACTTTGTTCGCGTCTGATTTTCTGTAGGTTTTCGTGGCATCTGCTTTTTAGGCTTTGCAGGAACTTCAGGCTCCACCGGGCGCTTGTCAATATACGAAAGCGCTTGCATGACCGTATCTGCCAAGTCATCCTTCTTTTTGTGTGCATCAAAAAACTTTATCCAATCTTCATTTATTTCACCTTCAATAAACTTGCGCGCCCTTTCTATACTCGCCTTCTTTCTTTGAGCGTACTTTGCTTTTCCCGCGCCCGCCACGTCAGGAATCTTGTGTCTGGCATCCCAGATAACAACTTGCTTTTCTTTCACTAAAAAATAGGTGTGTAAAAGGTTTTCAATTCCCTTCATCCCACGGTTGCGATCGGGTTGCTTCTCGATCAGAACTGTTTGAGCCTCGAGGATCCATGGTTTTTCGTTCAAGTGACGAATCATGCATGCGAAAATACCATCTGCGTGCATGGGCGGCACTCCAGATACGTCCCACCGCTGGATCCGTTTCGTCTTTTGATCTATGAGACACATTGCTAAATTCTTAATTCCACAGTCAATTGAGAGCAGGCTCATCTATTATTAAAGATTTATTAGGTTTTTAAGTAAATGAGCGAACAAGTAGAAGAATCTACGGATCTCCTCTGCTGGTGGTGTATGCACGGTTTGCCACAGAGACCGTGTATTCACCTTCCTATCAGATATGACGATAAGCTCGATAGATTTACGTGCATGGGCAACTTCTGCTCGTGGCCGTGCGCCAAGGCGTTTGCGCTCGACATGAACACATCCCGCTCTGGCGAGATGCAAATGTACCTGGCACTGATGAGGAAAAAGGCTTATGGTAAGAGTGTACCATGTTGGCCAGCTCCTAAGCGATGGGCGCTCAAGTGTTTTGGTGGAACAATGAGTATTGAGGAATTCCGCAAATATGGGGGATTCGTCGAACCTCCTATCGTACACTGGCCTAACGAAAAACTATACGTGCCTTTTATTGGCGGGTCGGTAGAAACGTCTGGTCAAAGTTTTAATTTTTCAAACAACGAAGGCTCTAAAAAGAAAATGCAAGCAATTGAAACTTCCACTACTGAAACGAGTACACTAAAAATCAAACGTAATAAACCTCTTCAAAGATCAGACTCTAAACTTGAAAACATTTTGGGAATTACGAGGAAAGGAAAGGAGACCCCCCCGACGAGCTAAGAGTACCAGGTGCAGGTGAAGGTCCTGTAGTTGAAGGTGGCATGGTCATAGGCTGGGGAGCTTGTGAGCCGTATTTACTCATTGTTGAGGTGGTAGTAGATGATGGAGATGGTGGCATCTGCGTCATTGCAGAAGCTGGTCCAGGGACTTGTGCTGGAGACGAAAAACCTGCGGGGCTCGAAACACCTGTCATGGGACTTGACACTGGGCGGGCTGAAGCGGGTCCTGGGGTCATACTACCTGGAAGTGGTGTGAAATTTGGATCTGGAAGCGACCCTTCGATAACAACGGGGGGAGGGACTGTGTAATCTACAGGCTTGTTGATAGAGTCCATGATGCTCGGTACCTGTGCAAACTGTGCAAGTCCTACAGCGACGAGAGAGTCGTCAATTTTTGACAAATCTCCAGGAATTAAGGCTGCCTGATAATACGAAACGCGCTTCATCTTATTTACATTTAAGACTATAATCCAGGCTATAATCAGCCCCATAAATAGTGACAATAGCCACATCATTACTGTTAGTCGCGAAAATTTAATTTATGTCTTTGTTTTTGTGTCGGCCTGGATTTTGGTGGAGAAATATCATTACTGCGATGCCATATTTCACCTATATGAGCGCGCCACTGAATAGACATTTTATCGAGAGCTTTGCGACATATAACACATGGAAACGAAGTACCTAACACACCGCCGTGTATATTTCTTTGAACGATGACGTCTCCATATTTGCGATGAATCCAGTGAGCAAATTTCGAACGCGAAACACCCTGACGCGAACATTCGAATGATAATTCCTTAATAAGTTTGCGCTCAGCGCAGCAATGGCAATCACTTTTCACGTAGGGCCCATACGGGACACCGGGTCGTGGTGCAAACCACGACCGGATACATTTGGTCTACAATCTATACACTCGTTCCTTTTAAGCGTGAGTGCACTTAAGACGAAGATGTCTATATAAAATAGAATGGCGAACCCTAATCTTGTAGAGACTCTTGTAAAGGAATTTGTTCAGAAATATGGTCCTGTAAGTGTCGTAAATTTGAAGAAAAAAACTGGATTTAAAAAGTGTTGGATTAATTCAATTCTTCATAAAAATTCCCACTATTTGAAAGTAGAAAAAACTCCATTGAGTCTTAAAAATACTCGCCCAGTTTGGAGTTGGTCTACGAAAAAGTGAATTTCGTGTCATGTCAAGGACTGAGGTTGAGCCTCCTGTTGCAAATTAACAACCTCCCACAATGCAGCACGTGTACCGCGATTACTTGCGTACCAAGTTTTCCGAGTTTTTGGGCGAGGGAGGTCTCACGCGCAATTGTGAACGGTCAGTTCTCAACTGGACTTGCAAAAAATTCGTAAGTGAGGAGGCGGCGTGGGACAACAAGATTTTCAGGAAAGTATACAAGCAAAAGGCTCAGCAACTGATTGCAGAGTTCAAGCGAGGAAATCAGCTTGTTGATCGCCTCAAGTCTAAGGAACTCGAGTCCAGCAAGTTGGCGTGGTACACCTCTGATGTACTTGACCCAAACGGTCTTTACTCGAACGCAATTTTCAAACTAAAACAAAAAGAAAATCAGATGGAGGCTGCAAAGGCTCAGATGGACGAGGACTATGTGGGTATGTTCAAGTGCGGTAAATGCAAGTCGATCAAGACGACCTACTATCAGCTGCAGACAAGGAGCGCGGACGAACCCATGACTACATACGTCACTTGCCTCGGATGCAACAATCGCTGGAAATGCTAATTGTAAAAAAAAATATTTAGCAATATTACAAATGTCCCTTTCCCGTTACGTCGGTCAGAAGAATGTCCTCGGTCACGCACTGACCTCCAGCGAGGTGAAGACCCTCCACATGGTTGAGCCAGGTGTCATGCACTACAAGCTGCGCGCCAAGGGTGGCAAGTATGTTACCCGCACCTTCAAGCCATCCTCTACCCCAGTCATGGTGGCTGAGCTGGAGAAGAAGATCCGCAAGGTTCGCAAGAACAAGGGCGGTAAGCGCGGTCCCCGTGCCCGCTCCAGCCCCATTGGTCTGGCTGGCATGAAGATCATGATGCGCCGTGGTCGCGCCCCCAAGGTGGTGCGTCGCCTGGTCACCCCAGGCGGCAGCATCGGTCTGGCTGCCATGAAGATCATGCCTGCCCGCAAGCGCCGCTCCGATGCCGGCAAGAGCCGCAAGGTGAGCCCAGGCTCTATGATGGGTCTGGCTGGCATGAAGATCGTGATGCGTCGCGGTCGTGCCCCCAAGGTGGTGCGTCGCCTGGTCACCCCAGGTGGCAGCATCGGTCTGGCTGCCATGAAGATCATGCCTGCCCGCAAGCGCCGCGCCGACGCTGGCAAGCGCCGCAAGGCGAGCCCTTCACCAAACTTCCTTCCCAACCCTTACCTGCGCAAGGTGCGCAAGAACAAGGGCGGTAAGCGCGGTCCCCGCAAGGCAAAGTCCCCACTTGCTCAGCTGATTGCATCCCTGAAGTAAATTGTTGGTAAATAATAAAAATGAAGGCTGCTGTACCCACTGGATTCCTGAACACCAAGCGTCGCGTTATTCTGTTGACCAATCAGGGCAAGTTTGTTTCCAAGACTTCCAAGGGCGGTGCCGTGTACAACCCCAAGGCAAAGTTCCACAAGAGCCCAGGTGGCACTGAGCGTTCTACCAAGTACTTGAAGAACCTCATGGACATTCCCCTGGCTATCCGCCCCAAGTTTGACCGCAAGGAGCGTTCAAACATCATGAAGAAGCGCGGTACATACGCTCCCCGCGTTCGCGGTGTGCGCGTGCTGCCCGTTAAGCGCTCAGGCTATCTGACTGAGCTGTTCGAGGGATACCCAGCCAAGCGCGGTGTTGGTCGTCCCCGCAAGGTGCGCCCTTCACCAAACTTCCTTCCCAACCCTTACTTGCGCAAGGTTCGCAAGAACAAGGGCAGCAAGCGCGGTCCCCGCAAGGCAAAGTCCCCACTTGCTTAGGTGCGTAAATATACTTAAAAACATTTGAACTGTCCAAGACATATGACTTCAGCAGGGTCACTTGTCCGTGTTTGGACAGACGTGGGTGCTCGCAAACCACTCCCACTTCTGGCTAAAATTGTTGAAAAGGATGGAGTTATTTTGATTATTAAATACCTCTCAGAAAACAAAATTGATGGTATTTGGCGTTACGAGGATGAGACGTATGAGGTGGAGGATTGCCCCGAGTCTATTGCCGAATATCTCAAGACTGATAATGAGGAAAATATAGGATTTAAACTCGTCGATGATGGTTTTGTAAAGATGGAGTCGGACGATGATTACGTCCCAGACTCTGATGAAGAGGACGAAGAGTCGGATGAGGAAGACGATGAAACCGATGAGGATGACTTTGAAGACGATTGTGATGATGAAGAGAATGAGGATGGGTCAGAGTCAGAAGATTCTCTTGATGAATAGTAAATGCAACAGAACATCGCTCTTTGGATTCTTGTCCTCTTAGTCATTTGGTTCATGTTTTTCCGCAAAAAATCAGATTATTGTGGTGCGTGCGGCGGGTCTATTGCCTGACTTAAAAACTAAAGGTATATATTAATAAATGTCCATAACCAGTAAATTTATCCAGGCGTTTGATTCTATGAACAAGGAGCATGTCGAATGGCTGTCTCATATGATTGACCTGGCTGAGTCATTGAACGACCCGGCAGCTCATATTAAGCTCGTGAATGAGATTAATATGAACCCCATGAAGATTGTGATAGAGCAACGCGATGCTCTTGACTGGGCGCATATTCACTTTTGTTTGTGCGGAGTCTATTCCAAGGCGGTTCTGAGAAAAAAGGCGTTTATCCCAGCCTAAAAAATTCAACTTTTAAAACAGGATGAGTTACGTATTCACACACGATTATTTCGGAACATCTGAAATTAAGGTATCACTTGATGAAAATGCCAGTAAATCTGCAAAATGGAAAATATTAGAAATTGGGTCATTTGAGGGTTCGTCTGCAGTTTATTTTTCAGATAATATGCTGGATAGTCCAGAAGCAGAATTGACGTGCGTAGATCCTTTCGAATCAAATGACCCAACTACGCCATTTTCTATGGAAGGAAATGATACGATGCATTTATTTATAAATAATATATCAAAAAGTAAGAATTTTCAAAAGATTATGTTTCATAGAATGTATTCTTCTGAATTTTATAACAAAAATACTAAAAAGTTCAATTTCATATATGTAGATGGGAGTCATCTGATAGATGACGTAAAGGTTGATTTTAACGAGTGTTTAAAGATACTTGAACTAGGTGGTTTTCTTGCGTTTGATGATTATTTATGGGGTGACGGCTCTATCAAAAAGTGTATAGACGATTTGTACGAAGAAAATAAAGACAAATTGAAAATCCTAGGGCACGGGTACCAGATTATTTTCCAACTTATACAGTAGATGGAAGGTTGGAAAAAAGGACTTTCAGTTTTATTAGTCTTATCTGTTTTGGGAGGGTTTATAACCCTTGTAGTGTTTTTAGCAGGTGGGTTTTACGTCGCTAAAAACCCAGATGTTCAAGCTAAGATTGTAGTCGCAACCTTTAATTCAAACGCTCAAAATATATATAGTTATTATTCGAATACTGTTTCAAATGTAAGCTGTCTCCCATTAACAGCAAACCTTGCGTACTTATCCGATCAGAATGGGTCTTTATCTATTAGCTCAGGGTCGTGCCCATCAGGAACTACTTCAGCAGGTCCCGCGAGAGGAGGATTCACAGTGTGCAATCCTACAATGTTAATGTCAAATGCGATGGTTTTAAAGTCTTTCAACAATTGGTCGAAGTGTATAAGTGGTCCAAGTTTTTCACCAGGTCCTTCGCCAGGTCCTTCACCAGGTCCTTCACCAGGTCCTTCACCGGGACCTTCACCAGGTCCTTCACCAGGTCCTTCACCAGGTCCTTCACCAGTCTCATCTGG